TATCTATAATACGTTTTTCTTTTTGTGTATTATGTCTAACTTCTTCTATCTCACATGGGTGTATCTTTGCCATGACAGGTTTTAACAACTGGGTTGCCATACCATCACCAAAGTTACTCTCAATGACCACATAGTTCACATCATGTTTCTTCGCAATGTTAGACAGTCTTGCCATAGTAGTTTCTGAATAACCACCTTCCAGTGAGCCTACAGAGGTCAGATAAAGCACTCCATGAAGCATTTTAAGCACCGCATACGCTGTTTTGTCTTCTCCACGACCTGATGGGTCAATGGACATTACTGTGCCTTCGAATGCTGTAAATTCTTCACTCATCATCATAGGAGCTACAAAATAATCACCTTTAAGTCCCACATTGGGAATATCAGGGTCTATAGCTTTCATTTGCTCTGGTGATGATGCCCATTGTATCTTTGCAGGTGCATCTTTCCATGTAGAGCAACCTGAAGCTACAATCAAATCGTTTAACTTTAGAGGGTATCTATTTGCATCAGACAAACTTGTGTCCAACATAAATTGTAAGTTAAAACCAGAACGACCATACGAAGATAGTCTTTCCATTAAGTCTACCGCATCAAACCTTTTGGGGTCTGTGGGGTCTCCTTCTGTACCTTGAATAATGTCTGCAAGTTTGTGACCATAACTAATCTTTTGTGTTTGGTTAGGTACAAGTGCAGTCCATATCTTTGTCTTAAATCCTCTCTCTTCTAATGAGTTGTATAATGACATCTCATTTTGTGGAGTACCAAGAAATATAATTCTTCCAGTATTAGGTTTAATGATTGCATCAAATTCTTTTACAGTCTCACCTAATCTATCTCTCATTAACTGCGTTTGGGAGTTGTTAGCACTCTCAACGTCATCAGCAATGATAATGTCTGCTCTACTACCTGTTAACTGCCCTGTAATACCCATAGATTTAACTGATGGTGCATGACTGGCTGTAGCAGGTGCTACATCAAATGATACTTTAGAATGTCTTTGATTATCTCTAGGTATCAAGTGTTGTAATAGTGGCATCTCTCCAATTAACCTTTGTGTAAAGGTACTGAAGTCATCTGCTCTAGTTTTACTAGCAGATACTACTAAAATATTTTTTTGTGGATTAAGAAGTAATTGATGACAGACAAAAGCAGAGGTAATCCAAGATTTACCTACGCCTCTAAATGCTTCTATTACAAGTCTCTTTTCGTTTGACTGTAAGTAATCTGCAATATCGAATTGTATAGGTGTAGGGTTAGGCAGGTTTAAGTGCTTCCAACACAAATACAAAAAATTTTTAAAATTCTTTAATCGTTTATCCATCATCAAATGGTACTTCGTCTAAAATGTTATCTTCTTTTTTAGATAAAGGTTCTTTACTGTATGTTTTACAAACTTCTAAACATACTTTCATTTCTGAAGCTGTTAAATCTTCCCCAGATTTTAATTTCTTATAAGCATGGTTTACCAATAGTTGTGGTAACTCTTTTAAGACTGTTTCTAAATTATTGGGGTCTTCCTTGTCGGTTGTATTTTTTATGGTCTCGTTTTTCATCTTTGTTTAACCTTTTCTTGTGTGTTCTAACTCTTTTCTTTGGTTTATCTCTAACAATAAAATCTTTAAATTTTCTAGCCATTACTCAAGTATTAATTTTTTAATTGATTTCTTACCTACATAAATTTCTGTTTCTGCTTTAGATTTTATACATTGGTATTCTATGTGAGCTTTAGCATTACGCATGGCAATCCTCTTGCCCTTCAAACAGTTTGACATGCTGTTTTGTATTAGGTGTTCTTTTATTTCACCATTAACAATCATTAATAATGCAATAACAATTTCAGTCATTAATGAGCTCCATTACCATTAGCTCTTACTTTATCTTTAAGATGTTCAATATCTTCTAATGCTTTATCTAACTGTGTTTTAAGAAATTCTATATTAACTTTATTAGTCATATTCATTTCTTGCGTAGACTGTAATTTTTCTACTGTCTTATATAAATCTTCTAATAAAAAATGTTGTTCTTGGTCTGTAGGCACTTGTTCAGATTTTTTAAGTAAATCGTTTTCAAATAATTCTCTTGATGTCTCTAACGAAGTAAGTCTAGCTGTAACTTCTGTGTATGCAAATACACCCATTGCTACTCCTATAACTATGCCAATCATGTTTTTAACTGGCATTGATACGCTAGTGTTTTCGTTTATTTTCATTTCTTTTCTTCTTTTGTTTGCAATTAGGGAAGTCAAAAGTGTAGACATCATCTACAATCTTATTTAGTTTCTCAAACACTCTGTCGATAGAACCGAAGAATGTGTAGATAAACTTATCAATCACTTTTTCTTTAGTTTATTCATTGTAGTAACACCGAATGATGCTCCTACGATTGTTAGTATTATGTACCAGAACATAGGGTCAGCATTTTGTAATATTTGCCACCCACGTTCCATTGTGTCTTGAAAGTATGGCACAAAATGTAATCCCATTAATACTGTAAAAAATAAACATAACCATTCGTCTTTCCACGAATGTTCTTGTTGTTTAATTTGTTCTATTGAAATTTGTGATACTGCGTCTAACTCTTTTTCTCTTACAATTTTATCTTTTTGTAACTTGTGAGAAATAGCACCAAATGTTTTTTCTGCTATAATTTTAGTAAGAGGGTTTTTTAATAATGCAAACCACATCTTACATTACCCATAAAACAACTGACCATGCTACAAACAATGCAAAAAGTTTTTTATCTGTATTAGTCCAGTATATTTTTATTTTGTTTAACCAAGTTTTTGGCGTGTAACCATATATTATCATGTTGTCTCCTCTTTAAATTTTTTCGTTTTTTACTTCATTACAAAAGTATGTAACGTATAGTTTTTCTTCGTTTGCTTGTTCTTCAAATGATTTAGTAAAATTAGTTATTAAAGTAGCACCGCCATTTACACATTCTGTCCATGTGTTGTATTGCGTTTGCACAGTTGCAGTGTTGTTACAAAATCCAGTAATTGCAGAGCAAATACTAAAAGCTAGTATAAATTTCATTCAATGATGTGTTTGTAATTATTTAAAGTTAAAATAACCTAGTATTCCAACAATTATTGTCCCTATAGTTAGGATAACTTTAAGTCCACCCTTACCCATAGCAACATCTTGTCTTAACGATTTAATTTCTTTTCTCATTTCTTCTATAGATTTGAGAATGTTATTCATTCGTTCAGCACAAAGTTTTTCGTGTGATGAAAGTCTAACTCCAGTAGCGATTTCGCTATACTCTTTTGGAGTTATCTTTTTTCTAGGCATTATGGTTTAGGTGTATCTGCTTTCACTTTAGCAATAGCATCTTGCCAGTTAGTAGTACCATTAACCTTATCCCAGTATTGCATATCTAACTGTTCTTGAATTGATGGATAAGCAGTTGCTCTTTCTCTTTGATATTCGTTAGCGTCATACTCTGCTTGTAGTTCTGTCATCTTAGCTTCTATGTCAGCTTTAGATATTTCTGGTGTTCCATTTAACCATTGAATAGAATTTATATCATCATCTTTTACAGTAACTTCTGCATTAGGATTTATTTTAAGTATTGTTTCTATAATCATTATTGTTCTATCTCCATAACTGTAATACTACTTGGGTCTCTTACATCAACAGTTTCTCCGCTATCTCTAGTTGAGAATTGAATTTTATATGTAATTTGAGAAGTAGTTGATGGTGAATCATAAAAATTTAAAGCTATTCCATTTCCTACTACACCAGCAAATTGAGAATAAAAAGCATAAAGCATAAATTCAATTTGAGTAGTATCTCTTAAAATTTGTAATTTTAAATGGTTATCATTTCTAACTCCACCAGTTACATTGCCTAAAATTAAAATTTTACTAGAACTTGAGGTAGGAGTAATATCTACAGAAAGACCACAATCACTATATGAAGTTGAAGATGTTGTAAAAGCATTTGATGTATTGTAAGTATTTTTAACTTGCAAAACCTTACCACCTACACCACTTGGTAAAGTAGTTATTGCGTTTGCTCCTAATGTAATTAATGCCATATTGTTATACTCCAATCAAAGCTTGGATTTCGTCATCATCTAATCCCAAGTCTTTTAGTTTTTGTTTGCCAGATGCTTTCTTATCTATTGCTGTTTGTTCAGCGTCTTTTAATTCTTGTTCAACAGTTGGTATCATAGCTTCTATATCTGCTTTTGATATTGGTGTTGTGCCATTCAACCAAGTAATTTGATTAATGTTATCTGCATTAACTGTAAATTCTGCGTTAGGATTTATTTTTAATATTGCTTGTTCTATCATTATGCTCCTATCTCCATAATAGTTAAAGTTGATATTGTGTTTCCTGAATTTGAATCTTGTGCACCAGACCTATTTAATCGAACTGTACCACCAGCATCTGAACCTCTTGAAACTTGTATTTTATAAGTTGTTGCACTTGTAGTAGATGGAGAATCTAATACTGATATTACAGTTGGAAATTGATGATGACCACCATCATTACTTCTTCCACACACAGCAGAACCAACTTCTTCTCCAGTTGCTGAATCTCCAGCAGTAATATTTGTTGAACCTCTTACTATTTGCATAAAGGCTCTTGCATTACCATTATCATTTATAAATGAACCACAAGTTACTATTGCAAAAATTTTACTTGATGTTGAAGATGGAGTTATACTTGCATTAAAATTAGTTACATCAACCATTGAACTTGAAGTAGTAGAAAAACTATCTGATTTAGTTGTTGAAACCACTTGCAAAACTTTACCTAAAGCAACTCCACCATCTAATTTAGCAGAAGTTACAGAACCATCTCCAAGTTTAGCAGTAGTTACAGAGCCATCACTAGGTACTGTCATAACTCCTGTTCCATAATGTAAAAAGAAATTACAAGTTGATGTACTAGCAACTGCAACGCCAAAATTAATTGTTGAAGAATTTACTGAGAAGTTGGTAGCCTGTACAACTCCATCAATACTAATCAAGCATGATTGAGCAGAGTTTGGTGTAAATGCTACTGAACCTTTTGTAATAGAATAAGAACTAGAACCATCAAAGGTAATATTATCTAGTATTTCAATATTACTGATTTTATCTAAACCACGACCCAAATAATTTCCCATTATTCTTGACCCCCATTATCTATTATTTCGTTACCATCTATTGAAGCCCACTCCTGTATTTCTTGGTAATCTGTGTTTGCTTCGTCTAGTGGTACTGACCAAGCTGTACCATTAGATAAAGTCATTTTGTAACCAGTAAATTCATTTATAAAATATTCTTTTTTTACGCTATTAATCATGGCTATAACTCCGAATTAAAAATTAAAATTGAATCATTACTATGTCTTGTAAAATATGGTTTTGCTGGTGTCATAGTAGAATTAAAATTTGCTAAATAAATCATAAATGAACTTGGGTCTGCATTATTTCCATATCTAGTAATATCATTAGATGATTGTGTGTAATCATTTGTGTAACCATCTGTAACTACAAAATTACCATTTTGACTAGCAGATGGTGTTGACCTCATCTTAACTCTAAGTGTTGTTTCTCCAATAACAGCACCAGAGGTAGAATGACCTGCACCAAAAAATGCTTGTGTTGTTTGATAGTATCTTTCGCATCTCTGTAAATTTACATCAGGTGGCAAGAACTCAAAATCAGATGCAGTTGTTCCAGCTTCTAATTGTACGCCTGTAATATACCATTCGTTTGATGTGCTATCTGCAAGGTTGACTTGACCTACTTGTCTATTTGCTGATGTACTTGTTCCCCAAGAAGTTTGTAAAGTTCCAGAAGTAAAATTACTTCCAGCACCTAGCATGAAAGATAAACTTAAACTTGAGCCATTATCATTATTAAAAGCACCAGTAGTATCGCCATCATAAGTTATAGTTTTCTTTTCCCAAGCTGATGCAGATGAAATTGTATAAGACTTATTAATGTGTCTTGAATTATCATGGTCAAATAATTCAACAATATAAGTTCCTGTTTTATTAGATTTAACCCAAAATGAAACTGTTAAACTTTTAGCAGATGATGTGCCTTTTGATAAGTATTGTAAATTTTGACCTTCAATTTGTTGTCTAATATATAATTCATCTCCACTAGATGGAGAAGCGTCAGCAGTTGTGCAATCCATTTTTAAAGACTTAGCGAAACCTTGACCAGTTGGTACATCAGTTGATTGTGATTGTGTAAATG